TAGCCACTAAAGCAAAGCTGGACTTCAACCTTGTTGCAAGTGTACATGACGAATATCAATTCGAGGTACGTAAGGGACAGGAAGAAGCCTTCGGTGCTATTACTAAGGAGGCAATGAAGCTTACAGAGGAATCCCTCAATGTTAATTGTCCCCTAGATTGTGAGTATAAGACAGGAATTAACTGGGCCTTAACTCACTAAATTGAAAATAAAGTGTTGACATTCTATTCAGGGTGTGGCATTATACAATCATCGCAACGGCAATAATGCTTAGCGAAACGGAAGCCAAACGGAATCCAAAACGGAGAATATAAGATTATGACAGTACTATCAGGTAAAGTTTATTGGGCATCTATTCAACAACCAAACACAACATACGAACCAGAGTGGGGTTTGGACTTGATTGTGGATGACAACAACCGCAAGGCCATTGAAGCAGATGGACTTACTATAAAGAACAAAGGCGACGAGCGTGGAGATTTTGTACACATTCGCCAGAAAACAACCCGACGTGATGGCTCGACCAACGAGGCACCTGAAGTTATGGACGCACAGAAGCAACCATTCGACCAGCTTGTAGGCAACGGCAGTGTATGTAATGTAATGTATACACCGTTTTCTTGGGAGATGAATGGCAAGTCAGGTGTTACACCACTGCTTAAGAAGGTTCAAGTAGTTAACCTTGTTCCCTATGCTGGTGGTAACGCTGAAGACTTTGACGTAATCGAAACTGCTGCCGCTCCTATTCAAGAGATGGTAAGCGACGAGGTTCCTTTCTAAGTAAATAGGAACTAAGCACGGGGGCTGCACTCAGATATTTGGCAGCTGAAGATGGATACGGGACGGGGACTCCATCACCTTTATCAGGAGATTATTATGGAAATTGCACCACTATTAGTTGTCGTATATGCTGGGATTGCAGGGCTTGTAGTTGGCTGGGCTATGCCACGAGGACGCTTCCTCAAGGCTGTACAACTACGCTTCTTCAAGGGCTTGCATAACTTCTTTGCAGACGAAGAAGAATACATTGCTCACAAGGTACAGCGTATTCGTAAGGCAACAAAGAAGAAGTAATGGCTAAGGACGGACGCACTGATGTCCCCTCGAAAGAGTATAAGGACAACTGGAAAGAAATCTTTGGCAAGAAAAAACCAGCTAAGAAAAAGGACGCATAGCTCAGCTGGATAGAGCAACAGCCTTCTAAGCTGTAGGTCGCAGGTTCAAATCCTGCTGCGTTCGCATCAGGGGGTAACAACATGTTATACACTGTCTACAAAATAACCAATAAACAAAACGGTAAATTTTATATTGGTTGTCACAAAACAAAGAACCCACAGGATAACTATATGGGGTCTGGTACAGTTATAAAACGTGCTGTTACAAAGTATGGGGAAGACAACTTTATTAAAGATATTCTTTTTGTCTTCCCCTCACCCCAAGAAATGTTTGAGAAGGAAAAAGAATTAATAGCAGAATTAAACCCACCATACAACTTACATGAAGGTGGACTGGGCGGTTGGGATTATATTAACGAGAACAGTCTAAGGGCAAGATACGAAGACTGGCCTGAAAAATCTAAGCTCAGCCAAGCAAAAGCAGCCAGTAAAGTTGGAAAGAGTTTTCCAAAAGAACACTTTGTAAAGATTTCCCTGAAAGGAAAAGAAGCTATTAAAAACAAGTTTCCTGACGGAATATGGAAGGGAAGAAAACACAAGGAGTGTTCTAAGAAGCTGATAGGAAAAGCCAACTCTAAGCACCAAGCAGGAAGCGACAACTCAATGTACGGCACTATGTGGATAACAAATGGGGTTGACAGCTTAAGAATTATGCGCTATGATACAATTCCAACTGGCTACCGTAAAGGTAGAGTTATTAAAAAACAAAGCTAACACTGCAGATAACTTAAGGATAGTTAATGATTGAAGAACTAACAGACACACTACTCACACTACACTTTATATTCATCTCAGTCTTTGTTGCGTTTACCTACTTCGAGCTACGCTCATTTAGAAAGTATGCGGAACTACAGGCTGAACTACTAACAAAACTTAAGGAGTAACACATGACAAAGACATTAGACACACTGATTCCAGACATCTACGAGACGCTTGAACAGGGTGTCGATGTCACACAGCCTCATGTTGCTGAGGCATTAGAAGAAGTCGGCGGCCTTGTGCGAGAGGCAGTCGAAACTATACTCCGTGAAGGTCAGCGTAAAGGTGCATCACACCTACGTTTGTCTTCAATCGGTAAGCCAGACCGTCAGATTTGGTACGGAGTACAGGGCGAAGAAGGAGAGTCTATCAATGGGCAGACTAAGATTAAGTTCCTTATGGGACATGTCCTTGAGGCTCTCCTGATTTGTTTGACTAAGGCAGCAGGCCACACAGTAACAGAAGCACAGGACGAGGTAATGGTAGAAGGCGTACTAGGCCACCAAGACTGCGTGATTGACGATGTGCTTGTGGATATTAAGTCTGCGTCTTCTTTCGCATTCAAGAAGTTTAAAGAGGCACGGCTTACAGACGACGACCCCTTCGGTTACATTGCACAGATTAGTGCCTATGCCACGAAGAACAATCGTAAGGAAGCAGCCTTCTTTGCAATCGACAAGAACAGCAGTGAGCTTTGCATCTTACCAGTACATGACATGGAAATGATTGATGCACCTTCACGAGTAAAGCATCTTAAAGAAGTCGTGGAGAAGGATACAGCACCTGCTCGTTGTTACGACACCCTAGCAGACGGCAAGTCAGGCAATCGTAAGCTTGCTATTGGGTGTGTCTTCTGCTCATTCAAAAAGAAATGCTGGGCTGATGCCAATGGTGGCCAGGGTCTGAGAGCATTTAAATATTCTAACGGAGTACGTTACCTCACAACTGTGGCAAAGACCCCAGACGTTGAGGAAGTACAGGTGTAATGAAATTCAAAAGAAAAAAATACGACCACGAATACAAATCAAACTCTGAGTACGAGGCTGCACAGCAGCTACACAAGCAGAAGATTAAGTTTGTGTATGAGCAAGAGAAGCTGCCCTATGAATGGCGTGAGGATAAAAACTACATCCCAGACTTCTTCTTGCCCAACGGAGTTATCCTTGAGGTGAAGGGACGCTTTATGATTGAGGACAGGAAGAAACACCTGTTCATTAAGGCGCAGCACCCTGACCTCGACATTCGGTTTGTCTTCGATAATCCTACCCGCAAGTTATACAAGGGCGGCAAGATGACCTATGCAGATTGGTGCGACAAGCACGGTTACATGTATTGCAAATTAAAAGAGGGCATACCGCAATCGTGGCTTGACAAACAGGATGCAAGGTAGTAAGATAACAATTCACTTGGACGAGTTTCGCCCAGACGAATCCTCACCAGAACGCACCTTGTTCTTGTGTGTTATTCTTCAAGCGTTACTCGATGCAGCCAAGCCAGCTTACGAAGGTGAGCCAGCCACTGCAAGAATAGACAGGGACAGAGCATCGGCTTGGTTCTTCGCCTCAGTAGGTACAACAGCACAGGACTTTGAGGAAGTGTGTACCAATGCAGGAGTAGATGCGGATTACATGAGAGACTTTGCTTACAAAGTTTTGCAAACAGGGGAGATAGATTATGTCAGAAAAAGAATTAACGCAATCCTTGGACACTAGCTTCAGCTACTTTGAAGAGCCAAGCGACCCAGTAAACAGCCCGTCACACTACAACAGCAAGGGCGTTGAAGCAATTGACGCTATTGAGGCAAGCATGTCTGACGAGGAGTTCCAAGGCTACTGCAAGGGTAACGCAATGAAATACATGTGGCGTTACAAATATAAGGGCAAGCCTGTGGAAGATTTAAAAAAAGCGCAATGGTATTTGAATAAGCTCATTGCCTCACTAGAAACTATGTAGTATAATTGGAGTCTTCGACTATGCAAGTAACATTGATTGACCATATGGGTAGCGACCTCACAGTTGTGAACGCTGCCCGTGTTTCTTTTAACAAGGAATCACAACGAGTACAGAACGGCAACCATCAAGACCTCTCAGAGGGAGACCAAAAGCTTATCAACTATTTGTCTAAGCACGGTCACTGGTCGCCATTCTCACACTGCTTCTTACAGTTTCGTATTGAAGCTCCCCTCTTTGTCGCACGACAGCTAGTGAAACACCAAGTGGGCTTGGCTTGGAATGAAGTCAGCCGCCGCTATGTGGACGCTACACCTAAGTTCTTCACACCAAAGGCGTGGCGGACTAAGGCAGACAACGTAAAGCAGGGTAGCTCAGATGAGACTATACAATACCACATTGGCTCATACACACGTTCTGCCATTGCAGAGTATGAACGTATGCTTGACGTGGGTATCGCTCCTGAGATGGCACGTATGGTGCTGCCACAGAACATGTACACAGAATGGTACTGGTCTGGCTCACTATACGCCTTCTCTCGTGTCGTTAATCAGAGGCTGGACAAGACATCGCAAGCAGAGACGAGGTACATTGCAGACTTGATAAGCCAAGAGGCAGCACGATTTGATTTTAAATATAGCTGGAAAGCACTAACAGGAGAGGAACTTCGCACAAATGACGAACCAAAATACATTGACTAATTACCTACCATCGGACTACCAGACATTCATTGCAACGTCACGGTATGCCCGTTGGCTAGACGACGAGGGACGCAGGGAAACCTGGGGTGAAACCGTAGGCCGTTTCATTGACAACATCGTACGCCCGTCAGACATAGATGGCAAGACCATTAACCAACTTGAGGATGCCATCCTTAACCTAGAAGTAATGCCCAGCATGAGAGCCTTGATGACTGCAGGCCCAGCTGCTGAGCGTGACAACACATGTGTATACAACTGTAGTTACCTGCCTGTTGACCATCCTCGTGCCTTCGATGAAGCAATGTTTATCTTGCTGTGTGGTACAGGTGTAGGCTTCTCTGTTGAGCGTCAGGCCATCAGCAAGCTTCCTGTAGTACCAGAAGACATCAGAGACAGCGAAGACCTTATCGTTGTACAGGACAGCAAGGAAGGCTGGGCTAAGGCACTACGCAAAGTAGTCAGCGGCCTGTACACAGGGGACGTACCCAAGTGGGACTTGTCCAAGATT